TATCGCCGAGAACGCTGATAATATCAAGAAGATGTCGGAACACTGTGCGACCTGCAATATCCCTCGCGAAGAGATTACGTCGGAAGGTATTCTGGTCTGTCCCAAGTGCGGTTCGGAAGAGTATGCTCTCGTGGTTTCGGACTTCCCGAGTTTCAGGGATCCACCGAAGGAGCGGAATAATTATGCGTACAAGAAGCAGAACCATCTGAACGAGATTCTGAACCAGTTTCAGGCGAAGGAGAGTACCGAAATCCCCGACGATGTGATGAACGAAGTCATTTGCGAGATCAAGAAGCGGCGCATCGACAATATTGCCATCCTGACGGAACAGAACATCCGCGAGATTCTCAAGAAGCTAGGTAGGAACCGATACTACGAACACGCCGCTCACATTCTGTCGCGCCTGAATGGAAACCCCCCTCCCACCATCACTCCGGAGATCGAGGACAAGATCAGAGCGATGTTTCAGGAAGTGCAGGCACCGTACCTTCTGTACTGCCCCGACGAACGCCGGAACTTCCTGTCGTATTCGTATATCATCTACAAATTCCTGGAGCTGCTGGAGCTGGACGAGTACAAGGTCCACTTCCCGCTTCTCAAATCTCGTGATCGGCTCATTCAGCATGACACGATCTGGAAGAAGATTTGCGAGTACTTACAATGGGAATTCATTCAGAGCATTTAAGGACTGCTTCGTTTAACAACTAATGACCTTTCTAATTACGGGCGGGTGTGGGTTTATCGCATCTGCGTTTTGCCGCCGGTTGAAAACCCTATATCCCGATGCAACAATCGTGAATGTAGATAAACTGTACCCGTGTTCTACGGTTTCAGCTGATCTTACGACAACAACAGACAGGTATATTTTTGTTCAGGCCGATATATGCGATACGGATGTACTTCAAGGGCTTCTTGAGAAGTATCAAATCACAACTGTTGTTCACTTCGCGGCTCAGTCTCACGTCGATACGTCGTTTACCGCCCCTCTCCTGTACACGACAGATAACGTGTTTGGAACCCATTCGCTGCTGGAAGCCATTCGTAAGTATGGGAAGATTCAGCGGTTTGTCCACATAAGTACAGACGAAGTATACGGCGAGAACAAGGATTCTATCTTTGATGAGAACTCCCTGTTGAAACCTACAAATCCGTACGCGGCATCAAAGGCCGCCGCTGAAATGTTTGTGCATTCGTACATGCATTCGTATGGAATTCCATTCATCATCATTCGGTCAAATAATGTATATGGTCCAGGTCAATTTAATGAAAAGGTGGTTCCTAAGTTCATCCTGAAACTATTGAACAATGAACCGCTGACGATTCAGGGATCGGGTAACCAACTGCGGTCCTTTTTATTCGTAGAGGACGCGGTATCCGCAATTATGTGTATTATGGAGAAGGGAAAGGCGGGTGATATCTACAACATTAGCTCAAAGGACGAAATAAGTATTCGGCAACTGGCCACGTTCTTGTTGAACGAACTAAAGCCCGGAGAAAGCGTTGAATCGTTTTCGGTGAATATCGAAGATCGTAACTTTAACGATAAGCGATACTGGATTGATTCGAAGGCGCTTGATGATCTTGGGTGGAAGCAGCAACATACTCTACATGATGGACTTTTAAGGACTATAGAGTGGTATAAAACGTGCAATCCTTCGTATTGGAGGCAATCCGATCGTACTGCACTTGTATGGGGCGGTCGTGGGTGGATCGGAGGAATGTTTAAGGAAATTCTACTCCAAAAAGGATGGACTGTGATTGATGCACAGTCAAGGGCTGACGATCGCGATGCAGTCATGAAGGAAACGCAATTGCACCATCCGACGCACATAGTATGTCTAATTGGGCGAACACACGGTCCTGGTTATTCTACAATTGATTATCTCGAGCAGTCAGGAAAATTGGTTGAAAATCTAGGCGATAATCTGTACGGTCCACTCACACTTGCCGGAGTGTCGCGAAAGCTCAAGATCCACATGCTCTATATGGGAACAGGATGTATATTCACGTGCGAATCCCCTCGAGAATGTGAGGGCTTTAGAGAATCGGACAAGCCCAACTTTTTTGGGTCTGGGTATAGCACCGTCAAGGGCTTTACCGACCGAATTATCTCTGAAGAGTACGGGACAACATGTCTAAATGTTCGTATTCGCATGCCAATTTCCTCGAAGGCGAGTCCTCGTAATTTCATCAATAAAATTGTAAGTTACCCAAAAATCTGCAGTATACCAAACTCCATGACGGTTCTTGACGATGTTCTCCCTATTCTAGAGAACTGTATGATCAACCGAACGGTTGGAACTCTCAACGCTGTAAATCCAGGAGTTATTGAGCATTCAACCATTCTTAAGTGGTACAAGGAGCTGCAGGATCCGTCACATGAATGGACGGAGATTTCAACTGTTGAACTCCTGAAAACGTGCGTAGTTGGTCAACGTAGCAATAATCGTCTCGATACAACGCGTATTCAAACGCTGTATCCAAACATCCCCGATATTGAAACATCGGTGCGTACGATTCTAGACACGCACTCACTCCGCCAATAGAGAGTCCAGATGCGACTCCTTCGAATACCACCCATTCTTTCCACTGTGAACATCCATAATACACTTGAAAGCGTACTCGTACTTCTTCCCTACTTCGAACATGTCGTATAACTTGACGGCGCGTTCGTGGATATACTTGCGGTCAAACTTCCCATCTACGGCCATTTGCACTCCAACCACATAGTCCTGTAGAGTATGACACCGAATCCCGGTCTTGAGATTCTCCACCGTCTCCGTCTGTGCACCATAGTCCTGTGTCAATACCGGAGTCCCACACATCTGAGCTTCTACCGCAACTCCGCAAAAAGGTTCAATGAACATCGTGGGGGCCAAGAGAGCGCACAGGGAGCCCAAATACTCGCCCCGATCCTTGCCCGAGATGGGGGGCTTATACACAATATTAGGGTACTTCAAAAACTGCTCGGGGTTTCCCTGTCCGCACAGAACGAACTGGATATGGGGTAGACGTGAGGCGACTTCCATGACAATGTGGCATCCCTTGCCATCGTAGATCCGACCAAAAAATCCCACCGTGTTCAGCTTGGGAGTTAGAGATAGAGGCCAGTGACGGGCATCAAAGTAATTCGGAACCACGAACCAGTAATTCTGCCCCCACTTCCCCGACTTGGCAAGTTCATGATGCAGCCATGCATAACTCTCGAAAATCCGATAATTACGGGTGGAGTCGTTGTAGCCGATCCCGCTCTCGCATACCACCATATTGAGATCCTTGAGTGCCCGATCGTGAGAAACCCCGAAGGGGACGCATACAATATCCGTCATAGGCGACCGATAGTTTGCCTGTAGAATCGGGCGCAGGCGGTCGTTGAATTGGATATAGAGAGGAGTCGACCAGTTCCCCAGATCGCCAATGAACGATTTGTGGTCGGCCAGGTGCTTTACGGCATTGTCATGAGAGATTTCAGGGTGGAGGAACTTATACGACTGAACCCGAAAGAAATCCCATTCGTCTCGTGTCATTAACTGGATATCCCGAGTGGCGCCGGTGGTCGATCCCTCAACCCCATAATGATATACTTCAAACCCTCGCGACATCATCATCTCGGGGAATCGTAGAACCTTGCCGGTGTACGCGCAATGGCTAAACTCGTCATTGGTCACCGTATGAGGCAGTGCTAGAATATGGAGACGGATTCGGGTCTCCATTTACATACTAACGTTCGTGGATACGTAAATGGAGGGAGCAGGTATCTCCTTTATTGTCCGAATACGCAATGAAGAAAGTACGCTTGCTCGCTCGATCCGGTCTCTGGTATTTGTGACCGTTCCTCACGAAATTGTTCTTATTCTTCACCGTTGTACCGATAAGAGTGCGGACATTGCGGCTTCTCTTGCAAAAGAGAACCCTCACGTACGGATCTTGACCTATGAACACGCCATCTCAAGAGCGGGGTACGAAACGCTGGTCACCGATAAGGATTCAGATCACAGTTTTATTCGGTACTCCAATTGGTGTGCCGAACAGGCCCGGTATTCCTGGATCTTTCGGTGGGACGCCGATTTCGTGATGACGCACGTACTCTTAGGATTCATCAATCAGCGGGCATGGAATCCTCAAAATCTACGTATCGGCATTACCGCAAAAAATGGGACGCACGAGAACCAGGAATACTACTTATACCAATCCTCTACACGAAACAAAAAACATATTTTCTGGGAAGTGGGGGAGTTTTCAAGTGATGTCCCTGTATTACATTTACAGCGCGAGTTCTACGTTATTCATCTGTCCGAGCTGTCCGACCTAAAGGCGTACTGGAATGAACCTGCATGGTTTGAGAGTGATGACTCATCCGAAGCCCTCGTCGTAAAAGAGCGGTACAAGAAACTGGTTGACGAGTTTGGGCCGGAACCGGTAGGTATGGCAAGGGCATCCAATCCAGAATGCAATAGGGTATTTATGGCAATTGCGTCCTCCCGAAACTGTGCAGGTCCAGAGTACGTGAACTTCTTTGCGTAAAACGGATTAGGGAAATCGCGGTGGATAGAGGGTAAGCAAGATAAATGAAGCCCCGTTTCTCCGCATCCGATGTCGCATCTCTACTTGGTCGCAATCCGTACCGTACGAAGAATGAGACCCTTCTGAAGGTTCTCACGGGTATGCCTAAATACAAGTCAGCGATTCTAGGTCTGAAGGACACTATGGGGGTCAAGAATGAACGCGAAATTGTCGCCGAAGCATCTCCTTCTGCCCTCAAGGC